CATTATTAGATCCTGATCTACAGAAATCTAAACTGATTGTTACTAGATTAGTTGGGGTTACTAATAAACCAAAAACGAGACAATGTATAGAAGTTTATGGAGGATTATTCGTAAGGACTCCTACTTATGCAAAACGTCAGGAGGATATGCCTTATCTTAGATTTTCATATGAGACTCACTTCTCTAATGTTCTTGAGAGATATGATCATCTAAGAAATAAACTTTATAATGATGCTAAGCCTGGAGGTTCTGGTTACGATTCTTATGAAAGATGGGGAAGATTAAATACCCAATATCAAGGCGTCTTTCCTATGGATATGATTACATTAAATAATTGGTGGTTCAGGCCATCAGCATTTAATGTTCTCAATGAAGAGGATGCAAAGAAACTCAAAAAAGATTTTCCTGATGGATGCAAAGTTGTATTTGCTAACGAGCAATTTGCAGAAGCTGAGAATGAATGTCTTGATGATTGTTGGACTTTATCTAAGAATCCTCTTTCGGATTACTTGCAGTTTGATCCTCTTGGTCTTCTACTCGTTTCTATTCAAGACATTACTAACGATCTTAATTCCCTAAGTCTTCAAACTATTGAGCAAGGAATATCATCAAATTGGGCTGATCCTGCGGTAATGGATTTTGATGCTTATAGACAAGCAGAGGCTACTCCTGGATCATTTTATCCAACTAAACCGGTAAGTCAAAATAAGAATGTATCTGATTCATTTTATCAAACTAAGGCTGCTACATTAAGTCCAGAAGTTATGCCTTATGCCAGTGCAATTCAAACTATGGGTCAAGTAGTATCGGGCGCTTTGCCTTCAATATTTGGAGGAGAGGCTACTGGTTCCAAGACTGCATCTGAATATGCAATGTCTAGAAGTCAAGCATTGCAAAGATTGCAGAATACTTGGAAGATGTTCAATTATTGGTGGAAGGCAATTTGGGGAAAGGTTATTCCATCTTACATTAAAGATATGATGGATGATGAGAGATATGTAACAACAGATGCTGCTGGAAATTATATTAATAATTTTATTAAGAAGGCTGAAGTTCAGGGTAAGTTGGGAGATGTTGAAATAGAATCTTCTGAACAACTTCCATTAACTTGGTCTCAGAAGAGAGATATTCTTAAGGAACTCTTTGTAACTCAAATTCCTGGAGTTGTAGAGGCTCTAACTGATCCTGAGAATCTTCCTATTCTTAAAGAAGCATTTGGCATTGATGATTTTGTAATGCCTGGAGAAAATGATAGACAGAAGCAATATGAAGAGATTCAGCAACTTCTTCAGTCGGAACCAATTAGTAATCCTGTTATGGATCCTGTGACAGGACAAGTTACAGATCAAATGGTTCCATCTGTCCAAGTAGATCCTGAGTTGGATAATCATGAAGTAGAAGCTGATATTTGCCGTTATTGGCTAACTAGTGAAGTTGGAAGACAAAATAAGGTAGATAATCCTACTGGATACATGAATGTTCTTTTGCACCTTAAAGAACATATGGCAATAATGACTCAGAGACTTATGTCTATGCAGCAAGCTCAACTGCAACAGCAAGCTGATACGACAAATGCTAGAACTCCTTCAGCCGGCAAGGAGAGAAAATTAAAAATGCCGACTAAACAAGTTGCAGCACAAGCTGGAGAAGGTGATGGCAGTAGATTACCCGTTCAATAATTATTGGCAAACTGGTCTAGTATCTAATCAAGAAGATGATTCTGGTAGTAAGGCTCTATCTGAAGGCGAAATTATAGATTTATTAAGTGAGGAAGAAGATGAGCCCGTTAAGAATGAAGGAAAGGAAGAAGAGAAAGGAAAAGGAAAAGACTCTCTGGAGGACAAAGATAAAGAAGATGATGAAGGAAAGGAAACAGGGGAAGAGGAGGAAGTCGATTTAGATGAAGAAGATGAAGGTGAAGAGGAACTTGATGAAGTTGTAGTTCCAGTTAGTATTAAGCAAATTGAGAAGGAATATCCTGGATTCAGGAAAAAGTTTCCTCAGATGGAAGCTGCTTATTTCAAAAGTCAGCAATATGCTGAAATATTTCCTACTATCTCTGACGCGCGTGAAGCTGAGGAAAAGGCTAGTAGTCTAGATGAATTTTCTAAAGATATTCTTAGTGGAAATTTAGAGACATTATTCAGCACAATTAAACAGAATGCCCCTAAGACAATGGGGAAAATTGCTGATAATTTAATTCAAACTATATCGCGCGTTGATGAATCTACAGCTCTTCATATCACTGGAAATATTTTAAGAGTAATTCTTAGGAAGGCAGAATCGGACGGCATCAAGACTAAGAATGAAGATTTACAGACTGCAGCCAAAATTATTAATCAACATATTCTTGGTGACGATGAGATTCGGACTCCTAATAGATTGGAAGTTAAGGAAGACCCGAGGGAAGAGGAACTCAATAAGGAAAGACAAGAATTTGAACAAGAAAGATTTGACAACGCATTGTCCACTCTGCAGACGAGAGTAGATAATACTATCAAATCAGCTATTGATGCAAACATTGATAAAACTAATGTAATGACTTCTTACATTAAGAAGAATGCTATCAATGATGCATTTGAAAAAGTTGAAGAGTTGATAGAAGCTGACAAATCTTTTCAGAAGATTCTAAATAATCTATGGAGAGCGGCAAACGATGCGAAATACTCCAGCTCATCACTGGATAAAATCCGCTCTGCTTATCTAAGTAAAGCAAAAACTATGCTTCCTGAAGCTATCCGAAGCGCCAGGGCTGAAGCATTAAAAGGATTCGGAAAGCGGAGTAATGAGGACAAAGATAGAAAAGGTCCATTACCTGCACATAGAAGTTCTGCCTCTTCTAAAGAAACTGGCAGTAAAGGTAAAGAGATTCCAAAAGGTATGAGCATTAAAGATTACATCATGGCAGATTAAAAGGATGTCAGATGTCAGTCACATCGAATAGGACAGTTACCGTAAGTTTTACTGGAGCTTTAGTTAGCACAATTGCGGAAGCAGCGGCGGCTTCTACAGTTAGTCCGGGGAGTATAACTGTTTATACTCTCTCAGCCGGTGCTAATAATATTACTCCTCCAACTGGCGGAACTACTCCTAAAGCAGCAACTATTGTTCCTCCTGTAGGTAATACGAATACTATGACGCTAAAAGGGGTTACAGGGGATACTGGAATTGCTATGCATTTGACAGATCCTGCTGTTATTACTTTAGCGACAACTGTAACAACATTTTGTATTACTGCTGGTGGAACTATTACAGGACTAAGAATTATTTGGTCCTAAAGGAAAAGTAAAATGGCAGTTGTTGAATCCCAAATAGCGGGGTTAGAACTTGAACGCGTTATGCCAAGGGTTGCAATGGCATTTGAACGCGATGATAAGTTCTTCGCCACTATTAAGAAAAGACCGGCGGAACAAATTTCAAATCGTCAGATGAGAATTCCAATTGAATTGAGGCCTGGTGGTTCATTTGGATATTTTAACGCTGACGGTGGCGATCTCGGTAGAGGCGGTGGACCAACTTGGGATAAGGCTGTTCTTAATAGTGTATTCTTGGTAGAAGCTATTGAATACACTAAGCTGACTCAATGGTCTACTGATGATGCCAGGAAGGCAGTTGTTAATTCTGTTCGTAGGCTTACAGCTACAGCATTGTTGGAAATTAGGCGTCAGCTTGATTCTCAATTAATGCAGGCTGGAACTGGACAGATTGGAACTATTACAACTGTTTCAGCATCAGGTGGAGTTGATACTTACACTCTGACTACAGATGGATTTGGCGCGCGCCTGATGCGCTATGGTCAGACTGTTCAGATATTCGATTCCACTCTAGCAACTCTGAAGGGTAGTGGAGTAATCACTACTTGGGATGTAGCAAATAAGACTATTGCTGTTACTCCTTCTATCGCCGGTTCTACTGCCGGTGATTTGATTGTAACCAATGGTATTGCTACTCCTACAGCGTTGCCAGCACTTTACGGAATTCCTTACCATCACTCCAATGCTACAACTGGAACTTGGCTAGGATTCTCAAGGTCAACCACTCCCGAAATTAGATCAAATCGAGTTAATGCAGGTGCAGGGGCTCTGACTTTGCCATTGCCTAGACTTGCAATTAACTTGATGGGAAATCGTATTGGGATTGATAACACATTCAATCCTAATGCATGGTGCCATCCTGCCCAGAAGCAGGCTTATGAAGATATTGGACAGCTAGTTTCAATTATTCATAAGCAGCCGAAGGATGAAGCATTGAATATGTATTTTGATTCAATGCAGATGGCTGGTGCAATGGTCAAGACGTCTTTCAACTGGGATACTAGACGAATTGACTTTGTAACGGATGAACTATGGGGCCGCGCTGAAATTCTTCCTATCGGTTTCTATACAACTGATGGAAGAAATATCTTTGAAATTCGTGGTGCATCAGGTGGTGTTGC